CATTCATAACTAAGTACTCCGTGCTATCCGCCAAAGTTATAATGCCGCCCGACGCTGCCGGAAAGTCAGACAATTGATTAACAATCACAGTCTTTGTGGATGCCGGTATGCCTGTTGAACTAATCTGTATAGTGTCGCCACTTCCTGAAACAGTAATACCTGACCCAGCTATTAAGCTCCTTACCGTTGGATTGAATGCTGACGGATCAACAGATATCGGTACACCTGTTGAGTCAAATGTGAAGTTATGCTCTAAAGTGATTCCATTCTCAGCACTAACAGATGCTTTTACACCCGAACCATTTTCAAGAGTTCGAATATTATTTACAGCGCCTTGAACGTCAAGTACTGGAGTTCCCGCAATATTGCCGGACTGCACAATTGATCCAGTAACACCTAGGGAGCTTGTAAAGTTTGCGTATGTTATTTTATAGTTAGCCCCGCCTGATACAAAGCTCATTATGGAGCTAGACGGGATAGATGTTAGTGCTGGAAACTCGCTTATTTTACGATCACTTGACCTGTTAGCCATTGCCTTTCCTTAAACTGTTGTTGTACTTGCCTCTAAACCTATTGATCCAGTCGTTTCTGCCAGTATTTCAGCTTCTAAATCAGGGTAAAAATGACTAACATAACTATTGTCACAACCTTCATTGCCTGAGCCTACAGGTAGAGTATCAGGGTATTGGGATGACGGCATACTTTGGCCTAGTCTACGCATTGCTCTAAGCCCGTCTTGAGCCGCCACCTGCAGTCCTGCACTGATTACACCGTTATAATCCGGTGCAACTTCTATAGCCATGTTAGCTATAATCCCACGCAATGCACCCGTAGGCACTGTTACGTCATCACCTAGACTTGATACCTCTGTGTAACCTAGCGCAATACCCTGAGCATCTAAAGCTAGCATGTAGTTATTCATTGAAAAAATGAAGTCTTGATACTCGTCAGCCTCTAAATCTGCTTCAGAGTTTTGAACAAGTATTCTTTGTAATGACGCCTTAGCAACTTGAGCAACTGTAGCCACAGTAAATACCCCTTATTTCTTTTTGTTGGCCGCTTTTTTAACCAGCTTAGATTCTTCTGCGCCTTTTTCTTTCCAGCCCAACTTTAAAGCCATCTCAATAGATGCCTTGCTGTCATTCGTCTCAATCTCTGCGCCGTTTGTCTTAATCCATTTGATCATAATTAATCCTGCTTGTTTGAAAGGGGGGTCGCCCCATTACTACTGCATAAAGTAATGAGGCGAAAGGGAAATACTACTATGGAGCGCCAAAACCTTGACCAGCAAAGAACGGATTCAATACGCCATACGCTGGACGTAAATCGAAACGAATTTGCTGAGTGTTCTTAGTAAAGTCACTACCTTTAGATACTCGAATCTGCAAGTTATCAGCAGTCTTCGCAAGCGTATCAGTCGAGTTAAGCTTATGCATTGGAACACTAGCAATTGTAAATGCTTGTTTGTGCCAGAACATGTTAGGCTGGATGATAGTGCTAGCTGCACCACCCAAAGTAACAACATCTCCAATGATAGGAGCGCTATCTACAGTGTTATAAGCACCGCCAGCCTCATACACAGCAGGACCAGTAATAACCAAAGTCCCAGCACCTGAGGCATTCAACGTGACGGACTCCGTAACCGTTCCTGAGAACACTACTACAGCACCTGCTTCATCAAGGATAGTCTGACGGGTAGACAAGTTAAGACGATTACGGCCTGCAATTGTTAAAGTCTCACCAGCAGCAACAACTAAGTTAGCTTGGAAGCCAGTAACTTGGATTGACTGAGTCATACTATCTTTAGCAGCGACATAAGTTACATCTGGATTAGCAGTAACAATAGTTCCCGCTCTATCGCCGCCAGTACCTGTAGTGTAACGACCTAGTGATGCAGCAGTAAGAACTCGCATTCCTGCAAAGTCCTCTTGAATGATAGCTTTATCAAGAGAAGTCCTAACTCTGTCACCAGCAGCACCACCAGCACCTAAGCTCACATTAGTGCTCGCAAGTTTACGCTGTGTATGTGGGTTAACTGCATAATTCCAATCACCGTCCATAGGTACACCAGATGCCTGCATAATCGCGCCAGCTTCTGCAATATCATCCCACGTATCAGCAGCAGTACCAACAGTACCAGCTAACAGACCTGAGTTTTTCATCATAAACCCAGCGTAATCCTTCTCTAAATCGGTAACGATTCGAGCCGCCATAGGTTCTAGCAATTGGTCCAATTGATCTAGCTCTAAAGCTTCGATTGCCTCAGCGTAATCAACGTGAACTGTGAAATAGTCTTGCACTGTAGCTGTTGCTTTACCGGTAATGATATCGCTAGCAGTAGACGAGGTTAAATCACCTGTGGCATTCCGGTACGAAGTGTAATCAGTAGGACGCTTTACACTAACACTTGAACCAGTAGAGGCATTAAACTTGCCTTCTGCCATTTGAGTGTCAACATTTTTAGATAAAACCCGCTTATTCTCGAACTTCTCAAGAAAAACCCGCGCTAATGGTTGTGTGATGTTACTTGCTGTATTATTAGCCATGATTATTTAGCTCCATTTTATGTATATGTAGCCCCAGTTGGACCGCGCTCTCTTTTTGGAGCACCGCCACCGCCTAGCGTATCTGCCGGACTAGGGACGTTATTTGTTAAGTTAGAAACCGCTTTAGGCTTAACATTATTTGCAATGTGAATCGCTGCATTCATCGTACCCATGCCACGCATAGATTCAATCTCTTCAGGATTCTGAGCCAGATACTTAGTGATTAATGGACCGTGTTCATCATTTAAAATGAACCCCGTTAATTCATCACCAATACCGTAAGCCATAACTGTTTGCCCAGCTACTTCCAGCTCTTGCTTGCTAATGTTTTGCTTTGCCGCTCTTGATGAATAATCTTGAACGATTTTCAAGTGCGCCCTCTGTTGTTCTTCTTGCAACTCCAGATCCTGCCGCGCTCTCTGTTCATCAACTAAACGCTGTTGAGCATCAAACATTGCTGCATCCTGAATAGCCTTATCTCGCAACCTGACCTGTTCGTCAAAGTTATCATCGTAAACGTCCGGCATATCAGGAACATCTGGTCTTTGAGCTGTAGGAATTTGGCTTTGCATCTCACTAAGCTGAGCTTGCAATGCTTCCTTTTCCCTTCGCTCTTCCATTAACTCATGATGCTTCTTATTCATTCGCTTAGTAAAACCCTGCGGGTCATTACTTTGCGTTTGAGCAACATCATTGTTAACAGCGCCAATGTTTTGTTCTTGGTTCTCACCCATAGCTGTATCTGACACAGCGTCCACATTTGTGGGTTCTGGAGCTAATCCAGTTTGCAGCTCTTCATTACTCATAATATAGCCTTTTAAAAAAGGAGCCGTGAAATCAGTCACGTACTGTACAACATGATATTACTTATACCATCCTGCTAAATTTGATTCAAGCCTACTTAGCATTACTTTATTCGATCAATAATTCATCTGAAACACTGTCCAATTGTGTCGCTTGCTTGATGTATGCACTTGTACTATCTGGACCAGTAATAGCATCAACGCCCATAGCTTCGCGTGTTGTTTTTAAGGTTTCGGCTATAAGTTTTTGCTCTTCGAGAAGCGCTGTATTCTGCTCCATTTGCTGAGAGAATAACGCCATCATTTGTTTGAGATCTACTTGCTGCTGACCTTGATCAATCTTAGCCTGCTCTAATTGAAGCTTAATTTTGTCGTTTTCAGCTTTGTTTTCAGCCTCAAAGTTCGCTCTCTGTTCTTGACTTTTTGCAATTTGCGCTTTGACATTAACAGCGTTTATATCTGCCTCTGCTTTCTGCATTTCAGCCTGAGCTATTAACATGTTTGGGTCTTGTTGAGGGTTTTGCTCTGCCTGCTGTTGAGCTAATGCTATCTGCTGCTGTTCCTCTTCAGTAAGCTGGTCTTGCGGTATTGCCCCTGACTGTAATAACTGCTGTCTCTTTCGTTCAGCAAGTAGGTTCATGCCAGGAGTCGGGATACTGCTTAATAATATATCGCTTCCTATCTCGACTACGCTTGGATCAATTGCTGCTATCTCTGTGATTGCCGCCACAGTCTCCTGCTGTCTGTTCTGGAAAGACGGACCGCTGGAGCAAGCAACATCATACTTGCCTTTGCTCATATCATTAACAGTAATAAGTCTTTGTGTTTGCTGATCAAATACTGGTTGGTTTAAAGTCTTAAGGCTAAATGTCCCGTCCTCTTTTAATATTCTAGCTTGACGTTCTGAGCTATAAACAACAGGGATAGCATCAACAAGTATTCGTGCAGTCCTCGAGATAGCACGTTCTTGAGCCTTAAAGTATTTAATTGTTCCAGTATCACCCTTCTGTTGTAGCTGCCTTATAGCTATTCCCGATTGAGCATTCGGATTATCGCCCATATTTGCCGCAAACAGCCCTGCAGATTGGCTTACGATCTGCCGCATATCATCACTAACAACCTTTAGTCCTTGATTGATAACCGCGCCGCCTTGTTGTTGCGGTACTGGGGCGCGAGAATCTGAGTTATAAAACTGCACTGGATGCGCATTAGTGTTTAATGTTCCTAACTCTTCCTCATGGCCTTCCGCTTGTTCTGCTGTCATCCAGTACTTAGCCCTTGGCGCTAAGGCTCCTTCCTCAATCTCTCGACTCTTCGCATAATTAAATACTCTCTGAGCATCCATTAGCTTCTCAACAACACCGCTGTATATAACTTTGTTTTCCATAATATTGAAGTTGCCAATAGTCGGAATAACAGGTATTTGATTAAATACTGTTTCTTGGTCTTCGTTTAGCCATCCGCCACCGTCAAACAATCTAGACTTAACAATGTTCTTTGCTCGCTTTCTTGTTTGCTTCACAGTGATCCCAGCTTGCGCTAACTCGTCAAGAACAGGTAATGCTTTTTCTTCCTCAAGCACTTGCCCGTCCGACATAAGCAGCAATGTACGCATCCTCTCTTCAATATAATAAATGTTACCAATTATTATTTGATCGCCCTTTTTACAGTAAGACTCGCTTAGTCTAGCCTCACTGACTGACTGCCCTTTTCCTTTGGGATACTTATCATCATAAGTGCGCCTATCTATCGCCTCCAGAACAACGCACCATTTAGCGTCAGATCCGTCTGGCTCTTTGTAAGGACCAAACCACACACTATCAACAAAGTTAGCTATGCGCTTAATAACCAAGTCTTGATCAAAGCTATCATCATCAACATATTCCTGCTTAATTTGCCAGCCACTAATTCCACACGTAACCATATTTCGCCCAGCTTCATTGAATATTTCTTTTGCACTAGATATGTTTTCAATATTGCGAACTAGGCCATCTAACAACATAGCGTCATCTTTAGTAGTGTCACCACCGGCAGGCTTGATAGTGATATCAAAGTCAGCCTGCTCCATCTCACCGCTCACCTGATCAACAACCGGACTAGTTAGGTCAAACGTGTACTTAGGTCTGCCGCTATTAGAGCTAACAACACTAGGTTCCCACTGACCGTCTTTTTTGTGCAAGAACAACTGGGCCTTCCTTGCAGCGTCCCGATTATCGCTGTCGGAATCCTGAGATTCAGTCAATATAGTTGTAACATCTTTGTGATTAGTAAAGTCCGTCATTTTATCCGCTCCATCCGCTAAATTTTATCTTCTTTTTCTTCGCGCCAATATCGCCAACACGTTTAGCGAACCTGCGCATCATATAAGCGTATCTTACAGCATCCAACAAATCATCGTTAACTTTTGCTATCTTCCCGTTATCTTTCCGATGGTACTGTAATATTTCATCGAGAAGCTGTCTTAAACCCCTGCATATTTTAAGTTTGCCTTTAATCATTAGATCATTTATTTCAAACAATCCAGACTCAACACTGTTTCCGCCCGCTTCCCATGTTGCGTGCTCATGCAATAAAGTGAAGCCAGCATTTTCATAATGATCCTTTTGCTGCATTGAAGCGTCACGCCCCTTCTCATGCATCAGCCCATCATGCGGCCATGCAGTGGGAACACCTTTAGACCACACATTAGTGGCCCCATATGCATCATTGGCGCTTGTTAGTCGCTGCTTCCATGCGTGTGTAATATAGATCATGCCAGCATCACGGTCTTCTACTAACTGAATGTGTGCCTGCGGATGATCATAACCAAAGTCCATACCATCAATAACAAACCAGTGGCCCTGTATGTCCGGCATATCACAGACTATAAACTCTTCAGACAGATCATAGATACGACCGTGACCAAGCATCGGTATACCTTTGGTTCTCATACCCCTTTGGTGTGCGGGATACTGTTCAAGCATACGGTCCTGCTTTTCTTGCGTCATGTGCGGCGCATCTGCCCAACCCTTCTGAATGAAGTATTGATCTGGACTTGGGTTGTCCATGAACTGTACGACTAATTCAGTACGTCCGTTTTCTGGTGTGAATGTATATATACCACGACCGCCCGCACCTTTATCACCGTTAATGGTTCTTGTAAGAACTTGCGGCCTTATTGCCTGGTCCCGTGGCTCTTCATCAATATGATACCAATCGACAACATCACCCATAATTGCGTGTTGACCTTGACTGTATGACCAGAACTGAATACTTGATACTTCACCAGATGAATGTCTAACCCTTACCGTCCTCATTGCGTTGGGCGTACCCGTGGCGCTTTCCCACGACAGTATGCGATCTTTAGGAACTAAGCCGCCCTCAAACTCTCCGCTAACATATTTGCCAAAAATAGCCGTTTGCAGTAAGTCGCGGGTTTTCTCCATTGAATAACCCAACCCCCAACACAGCGGAGCAAAGTTAAACCTATGCCCGCCCCATCCGTCGGGATAGTCACCAGTAAGGTGAGTGGCGTCTATATAAGTACCGCTATATGTTTTACCGATCTGATTAGCAGCACACAAGCACACTTCGTAAAAGTCTGACGTTTTATTAATGAAGTCAAGCTGCCAACCATACAAAGACTTATAGACCTTAAGAGCAATCTTATTTTTATCGCGCCTAGCCTTCTCAATAAGAAGTAATACAAGTTCCTCTTTCTGCTTTCGCGTCAGATGACTATGATTCATCGGCAACACTTAATGCAGCAAGCTTTGCGTCTAATTCCGCATCACTTAGATTAGTAACCTGAATAGGCCCACCATTAGCCCCTGTAATCTCTTTTTTGTCAGTTAATGCACCCTGCCTTTGCATGGCTAACTTCATTGCGTCCACACGGTTATACATCCGAAGATCTGTAATGTTACCATCTTTATCTAATTTGACGGATTGAATAGATCCTCTCACATGCTCTGGGATGTCCTCTAAGCGCTTACATGTGGCAAGCACCACATTGCTATCAACTATATCTTTTATCTCTGAGTCTAGGTATCTGAGGCTTAAGATGGTAGTCTTGGTGTCTCCACACTTAATACTGTCCATATATTCCCACACTTGAGTCTTTTTTAGCAAGGTCGATGCCATTACAGATGCAGAATTTCCAGTCTTAGCATTATAACCAGCCTCTAAATAACATTCGGGTTTAGTCTTCCCGTGAAGGGGTATTGTTAGCACCAAATTAGCAAACTTAAGCTCCCTTTCGGTAAGCCTTGCACAGCAATCCTTTTGCTCTTGCGTAAGCTCACATGTCATCTCCTTAATAGCTTTCTCAACATCTCCTATTAAGTCCTTACCCTTGGTTTTTGGTTTAGTCATCGTCAATTCCTCCCCATCTTGGGCTTAGTCCTGTGCAATATGCCTCTACTATCCTGTGACATTCGTAGCAGTATTCTTCGTTAGTTGCTTTTTCTTCTTTACATCTAACACAGTTACCATATTTATCTGTGTCTCCATCAAATAAGTGTGCAGCCATAGTACTAACGTACTCAAGCATTCCAGCCATATCTATTAGATTTATTCCAAAAACAACACCGGCATCCATATTACTTGATATCTGGAATTTTCCATCACCCTCATAAATAAAGTACAGTAATTTACTGCTGTCTGGCGCTCTTACTGTGATCATTTCACGATCTTTGTGGACTGATAGCTCATACCCTTTAAACATCTCCGTATTATTATCAGTCTTTGGCTTTGTCATTACTCATATCCTTTATCTTTGTTAGACACTGTATTAACTTACTCATTATCAACACCCAAGAACTCACAAAACTCCTTATCCCCAATCAAGTTACACAAAACATTCATTAAATCATCAAGAATCTCTGACGTTCCAACGCTTAAATCACCGCCTGCGTGCTTATGTGACTTTTTCAAGACCACCACAATTTGATCTCTAAATACATTAAGGTTCACTGCTTCTCCAAGCTTTAAAGCCCTGTCGCTGTCTACCGGAAAGCCCGTTACTAATTTTTTACTCATCTCTGAAAGCTCAATATTTATAGTATCACTCATTACTTTGCTCCTTCTTGAATTCATCTAACTCATACAATGCATCGAACAGATTAGGGTAATTATTATTAAGTTCGGGCGTATCAAAATACACGTCCACATTTTTAGCAACTTCCCTTAGTAGTGTTAGCTCTTCTCCGCATCTGAAATCTAGTTCTTCCTTCTCCCATTTAAACAATAGATGCGGTATAGATGTTTCAGGTTCTTTATCTTCAGACTTTACACCCTTAGAGCAATTATCGCAGACGTAATTATCAGGGGGGGTATCCTCTGTAGTCTCACCCAACACACATCTACACCTCATACACTTAATGTCTTTCATGTGTGCTTTTGGGTGCCAGTCATTATTCGTGTAGTTAGTTTCAACCATTATTCCTTTGTAATCACTAAAGTCACCGTCAGCATTCATGTATGTAATAAGGTCTTCAATTTTGGCTCTCACATAGTCGCAGTTTGACACCTTTAAAACATCCATCGATTCTTTCAGTCTATCTATAATATATTTCTTATTCATTTCCCCTAGCCCCTTACCCTTTAAGCGTTATCTATTACCGCCTGTGCAGCATCTAGCTCCGCTTCTAACTTCTCAATA